TACCGCATCCTTGGCCGGCATCATTAATCGCAATGAATTAAGCGCTTTAAAGTCATCAACCGATTGAACCATGTTGCGCAGTGTCTGCTTGGTACTGTCATCAAAAGACTGATTTAACCAGTCGTTTACAGACTTCACCGTCATCGCATCGTTCTCAGTTAATTCCTTGACGGTCTTGGCTTCCAGGTCTTTAGCCGCAGCATCTAGTGCTTCGTTATATGCTTTGGTTAAATCGGTGAGGCCTTTCTGTGATAAGCCCATCTCTTGAAGCTTGGGGGCCATGGCTCCAAGCAGCGGGTCATCTTTGGTAAGCCCTGCATCTTCGAAGTTATAGCCATCTTTGGGTGCACCCCATGCACCACCCATCTTCTTCTGCAAATGAAAGTACGCCTCAGCTTGGTCTTCCATGGACTTGTACTTGTCCTTGAGAAACCAATCTGGCTGTGTTGCTTCTTGCTGTTCTGGTGCTGGCGCCGGTGGCGGGGTATCGTCTTGAAATAATGTGGGAGATTGTTCCGCTGAAGAAGAACCCCCCGAAGAACTTCCTTGTTCTTCGGAGATGGCTGCAACTTCAGTATCTGACACGCTCTCACCCGTGTCAACTCCTGACTCTTCGCTCATGAATTATCCTTTGGCTTAGCCTTAACAACATTCACGCCATTTCTAAATGCGCGAATCAAATCGTTACGGCCTTCGTTAAAGTATCCCCATGCCTCGCTAGCGTCGGCACCAGGAACAATGGTGGCTTGATAGAAGAACTGTCTCTCCAAACCCTCTAGAAATTCCTTGCCTTTTGGGTTGGCTTCGAATAGCTCGTAACAATATTGATGAAATTCGGTTGGCTCTTGGCTCATCCTGGCACTCCTTGCGCTGCTTCTTCAGCTGCAGCAGCAACCCCTTCTGCTGTCTGCTGCATTTCCTCTGCTGATTTAATGTTACTCAAATCAATTCCCTCGTTCTGCGCCAACGACTGAGCTGTCTCGATGGTCTTGAGTGTAGCGGACGCGATTTCAGGCCCAACCATCGACGCATAAGAATTGTACCATGACAATAAGTTCTGTGTCTGTATGCGGCCGCGAGAAATCATCAGTGGTGTCTTGTATCTGAGCTGCAAGACCTCGCCATCTAGACTCAACATCTTCTCTCTGAAATCTTCAGGGATATCGCCAAACGTCTCGGGTAGCACCTTGTTAATCAGAAACATGATGCGCTTAACCAGTGGGTCAAAGAACTCACGCTGTAGTCTGGGTGCCATGGCTGCAAAGCTTTCGTTGGTTTCCTGAAAGCGAATGTTGGCCTCAGTTGCCGTCATGTCCGGTGCCGTGATAGGACCCAGCGGTGCGGTGTACAAGATGTCATTGATTTGCTGTCGCATATCTGCAACCAGAAGCTGACCAAACTGAATGTTGCCGCCCTGTGGGAATGGGGCGATAGGCCAGTTGCCCATAATCATTTGCACAGGAATAATTGAGCCGGGCTTTGCCTGAAACGTGTCTTGATTGTATGCGCTGTCGCTGGCTGCCATGTACATCGGGTTTGCCTGGAAGGCCGCGGCTGTTAACTCATCACCAATAGCTTCATTGGCAGTGGCTGCAGTTGGTACTGCTTCAAGCGATGGGCCTCTTCCCCTAGATTCTCCAGCAAGTTTACGGAATCTAAAGATAACCCAAGGCCATGACGCACTGGTTTGCTCTAATAGAATCTCGCCCTTACTTGTCATCACAACATATTTATAGCGCTCTTTGCTTGAAGCTTCATAATCAACATAAGAGCATTCATAAATGTCACACTTGCTGTCATATTCCTTGTTGTCAGGCCGCTTGGCATCTGGCCAAACCTGTTGAATTTGCTCGCACTTCATCTGCATCCAATCGCGAAACACCGCGCTAAAGCCATCCTTTGCATCAGCTTCAATCATAACTTGAGACACAGGTGCCGCTTCAAACTGCAACGGATTTGCTCTGTCACCCTCGTTTACCGCGAGAAAACCAGTAGAAATACTGGCATCACTGATGGCTTCTTGAACAGCGACATAGAAGTTTGAGGCTTCTAATATCTTAAAGACGCGCGTTGTGATTTGCTGTGTGATGCGAAGTGCGGCTTGATAAAGTTCACTGGATTCATCACCGAAAGAATCGCCCGGTACAAACTCAAACCAATGCTGTCCCTGTGGAACCATGCCGACCATCATCTTGTTGACAAATCTTGTGTGCGCGACAGGCAATGTTAAATCATAGACGTCACCATCTCGCTGCTGGCCGGGTGCAACAGCCCCTGCTCGGCCATGATTAACCCACGGGTTGTAATTCGGAATGATGTAATGATAAGCGTTTTCCAAAAGAGAACGCCACATATCCATGTCTGACTTTGCTTCATCGCGTCGCTTGAGTAAGCGCTTGGTGTCAACCTTCCTGGTTTTCTCAATAGATTTGTTTGCCTTGCTTAAGACATCGCTCATAGTCCTGCGCCTCCCTGGCCGCCAGCTCCTAATTGATTTGCTGCCATCTCAAAGAAGCCTCCACCTCTTGAACGTAGTGCTCTTTGAATGATGGTGTTGCTGCGTGTTGTTTCTTGAGACGCTCTGTCTCTAAGTGCTTGAGTTGTTCTTCTTAACTCTTGTGCTTGAACTTCTGCTCGTTCTGCTGCGGCTCTCGCTTCTCTTCTTGCGTGTCTTCCTGTATCCATAGCTGACTGACCTCCATGCCATCATTGCTCTGTGTGATTAATTGCTCGTAAAGCTGCCAAGGAGTCCAAACCAAAGGCCATGAGACGCCAAGGACGTATTTAATTAAGCTGACACATGAAAGTATAGAAGGTCGTAGGATGGTCGCCTCATTGCGAGGTGTGAGCATAACTTTGAGGATGGTATCGCCTGGCTTGTTGCGCAGATAATGGGCCATAAGGTCTGCTTCCCAGCGTGCGGGAAGGATGTCGAGCATCAAATCGAAGCGGTTCGGGTCAATGCAAGTCCAGCCAAGGGGTTGTTTCTCGATGGCAAAGACGTGCTTGAATCCTTTGGTTAAGAATTTGGCGCAGGGAAAGTCTGCTGTGTCTTGAAAAATTAGATAGAGTTCTCGCTTGAAGGATTCTTCGGCAGGCTCAAATCTGCCTGAATGATTGTGAGTTTCTCGCATGTGACATCCGCTGTCTCAAGTATGACATGCTCACCATCCTTGATGAGCACCTTTGTGCCGTTCGCTGGTCGCACCCTGCTGTAGAGTTCATCGACGCGTTTAGCCAGTCTTTTCAGTGAACTTGAGCGCATCTAAGTCAATTTCCTTGAGGCACTTTTGGCATCTCATCTTGACTGCTTGTTTGATGCCGCCCGACACTCTCCACTCTGTCACTATGTAGATGTGTTGGCAGCTTGGCGCTGTTGGCTTCTTGCTTGCTGTTCCTGACATTTAACTCTTCCATCAACCGTTGTCCTTGAGTCTGTGATTGTACTGGCGCGTCTAGCTCGCCGTCAATGTAATCGTTTACAGTCTTTGCCCCGCACTCGATGGACTCTTCGATGCTTGCTGCTCGTTGTGCCTCATAAGCTTTCGGCAAGTACTTCGCCATTCTTCTAAGCACTGTCTTGCGAGCCATTGACTCATAATACTTAGCCCACGGCCCGCGTTCCCACCCGCGCTGTTGTGTTTTAATCTCATCAACTTGCGCGCGAGACATCACCTCCATCTCAATGGTGCCATCTGTGTATTCAGCCACAGCATAGACAGCTTTAACGTTACTGCTGGAAAAAGCTGGGCAATGTTTGATGGACTTTGAGGTGCCAAGTTCCACGTGGAACGTATCGCCTTCATAGACAGCTTGGGCATAGACGGATTTGATGTGTTCACTTCTGCTGATTAACTCAATCAGTCCACGGTAGCCGATGATGGGGGTGCACTGTTTGCCATAAGGAACCAGATAATAATGTCCAAGAGTTGCGTCCGGCTCTAGGCCAAGTCTTGCGCCGAGCATAACAGCGGCACCTAATGATTGAGGGCTGCACAACGATAGCTTTGGGTTTGCTTTGACTTCATTGCTGGCCACTTCGATGAACCGCTCGACAGAAATTGGCGAAGATTTGGGTAGTGAGATGGCAATACGGTCTTGTGCTTTGACAAGCAACTCTTTAAATTGATTAGACATACTCACTCCAGTCTACTTTCTTCGGTGTGAAACGGATAGATTCAGATTCCTTGACAAATTCAGCATACAAATCCGGTTGCTCTTTCTTGAAACGCGCCGAGTCGAAACGCTTAGTCTTTACCCGTGCACAGGTTGCAAGCACCCTTTCGTGCATGTCAACGAATTGCGACTCATCTTTCATGGATAATATCAGTGCGCTCTTGATTGAATCCGCTTCTTGTTTGATTTGCTTAGCCTGTTCTTCTAGTAATGAGAGTCGTCTGAGTTGGTCAATAACGTTTTCATTGGCCTCGATGCTCTCTCGTTCCAGCCGGGGCTTGAGCTGCAGGAGATCTGATACTTGAATGGCTTCCGGTGCGATGTCTTTGAGCACGTGTTCTTGCCAGAATTCCTGTTCGATTTGCATGAGTCTGTCGATGAATGCTTGCTCTCGCTCGACGATATAGATTCTGAAGTCGCTTCCTCTGATGAGCACCACAACATATGCTCGCTCAGCTCCCGTGACAGCGAGGTAGTGTTGAACTTGGCAGTAATAAACTGCGGGAATTTCATTGCTTCCGCCGTCTCCCCAACCCTGGTTGCTTGAGGTT